TGTACATATTCTAACAATCCATCTATAAAAGTATTGACTGCTTTGTCATATTCTCTTGCTTTTGCAATCATACGTAAACATTTATTGTTATGTGTTTTTAAATAATTTTTTGGAAGTTGTGGCATTTTAGATTTTGGTGTGACTTTGTAATCTTTTATGCAAAGATGATCTAATAGTTTTTTAATAGACGCTGCAGCCCATATATCAACTTTTACCGTTGTAATGTTTTCTATTGCTTTTATGATTTGATCTCTACGTTTTTTTAGATGTCTACCAAACAGGATAGCTTTTGACCGATCTATTCTAACGCCTTTAAATTTCATGTCAACTAAACATAAAAATAATTTAGTTTCTAATTCAAATATTTGTCTACAAGTCTTTTGCTCTCCGTCGTCTTTAGTGTATAATACTTCGTCAATTTTTTTATCAAATAACTTCCATAATTTATAAGTCAGGTTTACATCTTGCTTTGCATATTCTTTTACAATGGATGCAGGAAGTTTATGCATGTTAGTCATCGGGTCCTTAACTGTGCCACCAGACCATTCTAATGTTTTTTGTTGTAGATCGTATTTGTATTTTTCTTCGTTAAGATAATCTTTTGATAGTGCATCGAGCGAATATCTAAATCTATTTTCATCAATAACAGACGCGGCTATCATGGTATCAACGATTCTACCTTTAATCATCATGCCAGTTACTGCTCTTATCCAACAGACATCATACATCGCATTGTGAAATACTTTTGTAATATTTTCGTTTTGAAATATTTTATCGTTTAATACCTGCCATATTTTATTTATTCTTTCATAATCTATATCGGTATCGGAATGACGTAAGGGAAAGTATGCAAGATCATTACCTGTTGCAACAGCTATGCCACATATAAAACCATCTCTACGTATGGCACCTGATCCTTTTGTTTTAAGATTAGGATCATATGTTTCAATATCTATTGCGACCGTGTCTATACCTTTTAGATCTAAATCTTCTGGTGTATTACACATCGTAGTCTCTCTCCATAATCATCTCAATAAAATGTATCGCCTTTAATAAATCTTGTTTCTTTCCTTTATCTCGGTGACGAATAATATATTTTATAGCACAGCCTTCAGGATATAACAACTCGTTCTCAACTACAAACTTACTAGGTTGGATTTTATATTTTTGATAGTGTGATCCTCCGTGCTGTTTGTCCCAAACATTTTTCTTTTTCATTTTGCTCCTAACGTATATTTACCTTGTGACGCTATCGTCCAACAATCAAACTTACCTCTGCTGTACGCCACATATTTTAATCTTAGTTGTGTAAAATAATCTTCTAGTCTTGTTGTCGTTAAATCTACAA